GTCTTCTTGTGGAATAATTGTGTTGAAATGAAACATACCAGCATCGCCTATGAACTTGTCTGTAACGCCTGAAAATTGATTTACAGCCTGTACTTGTACGTCTAAAACAGAGTTCATGATGTAAGTAACCATTTCTGGCTCTACTGACTCAGAAAGGCTCGTAAAACCTCTTAAATCGGTAAAAATTATCGAGCAATCGACTCTAGCACCATTAATTTGACACAATTCTGGGTTTTTTTGCAGTTTTTTGACCATTCTAGGGTCTAAATACTTACCAAATTGTTGTTTTATGAGCTGTCTAGCCTTGTATTGCTCTCTAAAACGCATGTAAAACGCTGTAGAACCAGTAATAAACTGTGAAATCAGTGTCCAAGTGACATCAATCAACATTCCTGACTGTATTAAGTAATATCCTGTATAACCTGTGGATAACATCACAATGACACCCAAAGATATGCCTAAAGTTATGCCTGAAACACTTAAAATGACCCAAATAAGTATTATTGACAGAAATAAAGTCATAAATTCAACTGCAAACGACCAATCAGGCACATAGGGGCTGTTTTCTATCAGTATTGACTCAGCTAGAGCAGTTTGTATTTTGTGTGGCTCTAATAAGCCTACAGGAGTTGCTAGTTGAGGCATGATGCCTTTTGCAGTAAATCCAACAAAAACAAACTTATTTTCGACATCCATTTCGCCTAAATTAGTCTGTGGTGTATCTACCCAACTAATCCACTTACGACCAAAAGAGTCTACTGACACAGGTGGTATGCCTCTTACTCTGATTTGTTCTATACCATTGTCGTTAGTTTTAATTACATATGTTTCAGCTCCAACCAAAACTTTCAAAACTTCTGTGGCATATGAAGACACCCAACCATCTGGTGTTTTCATGAGCAATGGTAATCTTCTTATTAAATTGTCAACGTCTGTTCTAGCCACTGCTATGCCTTGTGCACTGTTTCGTTTCAAAACATTTATGTTTTCTATAACACCTTCTGCCATGATGCCACCAGCATCTTCACCTAAAATTACTGTTCCAGATGTAGGAGGGTAGTCCCCCTTCCCTTCAAACATAGCGAGAACACTAGGAGAAAAAGATAAAGCTTCCATAAACTCAAAGTCACCACCAAATCTATCTGGTTGAGGAAAAGCCATAACCCAACCCACGCCCATAGCTCCTTGCCTAAGTAAATTTATATGTATTTGAGCTAAGGTTTGTCTTGATAAAGGATAACCACCTTCATTTGCAATATCATTCTCAGTGATGTTTAGTATTACAAAATTACCACTTTCTTGTTGTTCTGGTATCAAAGCATCAAAGGTTCTAAGTTTTAAAACTTCAAGTGGGGTAGTTTGATAAACAAATGGCAAAACCAATATAAGTATGAGTGATAATGGTATAAGTTTTTTCATCCAGAACTTTGTTTTATTTTTATTGTTGTTGAAGAGCCACCATTAATTTTTACTGTATTAGCCACACCATCTTGTATCAATATTATCGTATAGCTATCAGAACCATCTAGGTTTAGTTTAGCACTTTGGCTGACTGTTCTGGTAAGACTAATGTTTTGACCTGACACTATTGTTGTGATCTGTGTGTCTTTATCTTGTCCTATTTCTGTGCCAACAATACGAATACCAACCCCACCTTGTTTGAGTGCGTCTTCTTCTTTTACAATATCAAGAGCATCTAATACGTTTAGTAAATCTTCTAAAAAGTTTACATCTAAATAGTTTATATCTAGCTCTGTAAATTCTAGCTCTTCTTCTGCATCAAGAAAATCCTCATCAAGATAATCAATATCTAGGTCGTCAAATTCTAAATAATCTACTGTTGTTTTTGATTGCGTTTCTTCTGTTTGTTGCTCTGTTTCTTCTGGTGGATTAACAATGAGCATGTTATCAATCAAGTCTAGTGATATGTCTAATGTGACTGGTTTTGTTGGGTTGTTTTCGTAAACAGAGACTGTAGTTGCCTGATATGGTTTATTCAGTGTGACACTACCCATGGCAGTAGCTACAATAATCTCTCCACTAGATATGCCATTTTCATCTGGCAACAGAATTACTAACGATCTACCAAGCTCATCTACTGTACAAGTAAAATCTGTACCACGAATAGCTATATCTGCTGTAGGAGTCTTGATAGATATATTGCTTTTGTTATTGAATTTACCTGTAATAAATCGTGCTGTACCACTAGCAAACTTCAATGCCATCTTTGACTTAGAAGGGTCTGGGTCATAGATATACTCATCTATAACCAGTTTTGAGTGTTCTGTTAGTTTGACTGTAGAGTCGTCTTCAAAGGTTATGGCTACTCTGCCAGCTTCTGTGCGTACATCATCCATTTGTTGGATGTTGAACTGAAGTTCAGCACCATAGGGTTTATCTCTTAGAACTTGTGCATTACCTCTAACTTCTGAGATAGAGCCTATTTCAACAGACGAATGAAGTCGTTGCGTCTGACTGAGTAACACACACAGTGCCACTAGAGCCATTAGATGTAATCTTGAGCCAGTCATTATCAGATGTAGATTCTTGGTCTATGTTAAAGGTGCGTGACCCTCCGACATGCGTGAGGTGAAAATAACCTCCAGCATATCCATCTCCATCATATGTCACAGTGTTGTCGTTGCCATCTATATTCATGTAATTTGTTGCACCATCAACATCTATAGATGCAGTAATGTTGTTAGTGTCGCCCTGTATAGTCCAATCTAAGTCTAAGTTAGCTGCTAGTGCTGTCATAGCGTGATTGAGTGTCATTGTGTTCGTGTTACCTGTGACTTGTACATTTACATTAGAACCATCAGCTCCAGTTGCGTTGGTTTCGTCTGTACTCATATTGAACGTATTTGTATCGCCAATAAATGAGAAGTAACCTGTGTAGTTATCTGCCCAGATATCACCTAAGAATTTGTTTGTATTACCTTTTTGTAAGACATCCAATGTCATAGTTCCGCCATCCAAATCTAGGGCTGTCATAGAGCCAGCTGTAGCGTCAGACCCTCCTATTAAATTTCCACCACCGCCCACTTGTTCAATATCCAAATTGGATGTCGCACCTGACTGATCTATAAATATTTCATTGTCAGCCCCGTATATTAGCGATACATTCGTCATCGCAAACAGGCTCATCAATATCAATCCTTTTATCTTGTTGCCAATAGCCTTCTTCATAGCCCTCCTCTATTGTGCGTAGTACGCTTGTCTCTATTGCCATCTGTAAAGCAATATTTATAGACTCATTCTCTACTATACCACTCTCAATTTCAACTAATTCAGTGTTATTTGCATAAAATCTAAACACATCTGAAGACACTGCTGAACTGAGAATTGACTTGGTTACTAAGACTTCAATCAAAATTTTACCTGTGCTGACAGAAACTGTGCGTAGAGATATGGTTACAGAGTCTTGTCTGTACTCTTTGGAAGCACCAATACCAAGATAACGAGCACCAGCACCACCTGATTTGATATTAGTTTCATAGCCTACAACTCCACCTTCCATCAATAAACCAGCAAACATTAATGGTTTTACCTTTTGTTTTTCATCAAAGCTTTCCCTAGTGGTACGAATAATTTGTCGTTCTTTTGTTAAATTATCTAGTCCTGTACGTTCAACCACTTCAAACACGCCAGAGTGTTTCAATGCTCTTATGAGATAAGCATCAGGAGCTTGTGTAATAGCTGTACTGAAGCTTGCATATTGACTATTGCTTCTGCGTTGTCCTGTGTTGTCTTTGAAAGCATTAGGATAAACAGCCACTACAGGCTTTCGTATAGGGATAGGAACTTCTGCTAAATTGGTCAATAAAGAGCCAACCTCTGCTGACTCAATACTTCTTATGGGTGGTATTCCATTGTCTAAGGGGTCTACAATTAAAGCACAACTAGAAAGTAAAAGAACCAAGAGGTACAGTAATTTCTGTTGTATTGCCTTCTTCATCTGTGATTATTAATGTTACTTTATCGTCTTCTACTCTGTATTCTATGGTGTTTCCTTCTAATTCTAAAGTACCAAAATCAGAGGCTGTCTCACCAAATAAACTATCAACTAGCTGCCGGGAAATTTGTGCATAGATGCGTGATTCAAGATTTCTTATGAAACGTGCTAGTGTAGTATTTTCAGCCTCTCGCTCAAGGTCTTCAGTATATGCCCTCAGCTCTTCTCTAATTTGTTCCTTTCTTTGAAATTCTTGAGAATCTATAGTCAGATAGTGACTGGATGTACCAACACCTGAAAAGCTAGGATTCTTAAACTTATGTGTCATTTCATCAGCAGTTAAATAAGCAACAAATAATGTGATGCTTAAAATACTTAAAATAATAAAAATCTTATCCCATCTATCCATTACGTCTATCTTGTTGTTGTCTAATCAACTCTTCTAATTCCCTCTTGCTTTTTATTTTTTGATTTTGCTGTTTCATCTCTCCCCTCGTTCTCTTTTACTTCTAAAACAGTGTTCACTTTACACTGAAGACGAATCATGTCTTGGTCTAACAAACGTAATTGATCTGTCAAACGTATGATTGTGCCTTTCATTTCTTGTACAGCTGGGTCAATTTTATTGGTAATCGTTTGCCAGACAAAGTAAACAAAGTAACCTAGTCCAACGACCATCACTACTGGAAAACCAAAATCAGCTACTATCTGTGCTATGTCCATTAATCTCTTCTGGCATCTATCTTGCCATCCTCTACAAAGTTTTCAGCTCTTGCTATTCTGTCCAAATCTGGTGGCAGATTGAGAGCACTAGAAACGCTTGTGTCTATACGAATCATATCATTATTCATAATAGAAGCTCTAGTGATGAGCATTTTAGTAATTCCTTGTACAGTTTGTATTTCGCTAATTAAACCATCCATAAGTTGTTTCATAACCAAAAAAATAAAGTAAGCCATAATCAAACCACTAGCTATTGGTAATCCTAATTCAGCTATTAGGTTGAAAGCTTCCAAGACTAATCCTCGCCTTTAAACTTCTTGCTTTGTCCTGATGTACCAGCGTAGATACCAAAAACAGCTGCCATTGCTCCCACAACAACTGACACTAAGGCTGATTGTTCTAGGTTGGGTTCAGGTAAGGTCATAAACCAAGTAACTACTTTGTATAGTAGTAGGATGTAGACGCTGACAAACACTCTAGGGAAGATTCGCCAAGCGTCTACTGTTTTCGCTAGATGTATCCACTTTTGAAATGGGTTGACTGATAGATAGTTAGGTGAAACGTCTATGTCTAGTTCTAGCTTCTTTTTTATAGTGGGTTCGTTGTGTAGTTCCTCTTCCATCTATAAAAACTTTGTAAGAACTATGGCTCCTACCATAAAAGGGTAAACACCCCAGAGCATGTTCTCTAATTTTTTAAACTTTTCTGAGCCTTCATCAAGACGCTTTTCTATGTTTTGATAGCGAATAGCACATTCTTTTTCATGTGAACTAATTTGATTCAAAGCATCTTTTGCTGTTGCCATTATTTTTTTGCTTTTTTAACTCGTATTTCTTCGTAGGCTTCATTAACATCAGGTGTCGATTCATCGTCACCTACGAATTTACCATCTTCATCTCTGGCTCTGACTTTTTTTCTTTCAGTGCCAGTGAAGACATCCACTACCTTTTTCCA